ACCGGATGGCCGCGCGATTTTTTTTGGTGGGTCCCTCTCTATTTTAATTGAGCGCATTTTTGACGTCCGCGAATTTAGTTGAGCGCAAATTTTGAGATCCGCCAATAGCGTTAGTGGTATAACTTTAATTTGAAATAAAGAGCAACTTTGTGTTTAGCCAATCATATTGCGTCTAAGAAGACTAGTTGTGTATTACTTTGATATCATTTCAAACTTGAATATTATTGGTCAGTCTTACCACTATGGGGTACATTTATAACATTTATGTCATTGTCAATATATTATATGTGCATGACGTGTACCAATTAAATATTTGCTATGCAGTTAAGAAATGTTATAAATGAATCTGCAATACATTGTTATGGATATAATATCTGATCATGTATCCTACTAAGTATAAACGTAATTGGTCATCTAATCAACGAAGAGGTTATTCACGTCAATCATTCTTCAAACGTTCTTATTATTTTAAGCGTACAGATGGGAAACGTCGATCAAATAGTTCAGTCCAGGTGAATGAGGATGATAAATTATCACAACAGCGGATACATGAGAACCAGTTTGGCCCAGATTTTGTTATGGGTCATAATAGTGCCGTGTCTACTTTCATCACTTTCCCTACTCTCAGTAAAATTGAGCCTAACCGGTCAAGGTCATATATTAAGTTGAAACGCTTACGTTTCAAAGGTACTGTTAAAATTGAACGGTTGCAAACTGATATGAAAATGGACTGTGTAATTCCAAGTATTGAAGGGGTCTTTTCGCTGGTTATCGTCGTTGATCGTAAACCCCATTTGAGCCCAACAGGATGTCTGCATACATTTGATGAGCTCTTTGGTGCACGGATCCACAGTCATGGCAATTTGGCTATAAGTTCATCGTTGAAGGACCGCTTTTACATACGTCATGTTTGGAAGAAAGTAATATCTGTCGAGAAGGATAGCACGATGGTTGATCTTGAAGGAACGACATCACTATCTAACAAGCGTTATAATTGTTGGTCTGGTTTTAAGGATCTTGATCGTGATTCCTGTAATGGGGTTTATGCGAATATAAGCAAGAACGCCCTTTTAGTTTATTATTGTTGGATGTCTGACATCATGTCTACAGCATCCTCATTTGTATCGTTTGATCTTGATTATGTTGGTTAATTAATAATATTATGAGTTATAATAAAGTCAGACTTACATAAGAGATTCAATCACTCAAGAAAACATGTACAGGAAATTATTAGGAATAACACAATTACATTTAATATATATTAGGCTGCGCAGCTGCACCAAAAAAATGTTCTAGAAAGTCAGCATCTATTTCAAAGATTTGGGCTGTGCAGGAATACAATTAGTTTTAATACACTCTTGGACCGTCGATCTAACAATTTCGTTTAATTGGGCCATTGACATAGTAATGTTTGATTGTGTTCTTTGGGCCCCAATTATAGAAGCTGACTCTCCTGGGTCTAAGATGGCAGTGCCAAGTCTGTTAAGATCCTTATATGGATGTAATGAGTCACCTACTTCTGATTCCGTATCTAATTGGGCCGGACCTATAGTACTCCTTGTGGCCCAAGACTCTCCTGGATTTAGTTCTATTGGGCCTGGTAGCCCAAACCTAGAAGTCGATGCAGATCGTATTAATTTTCTCTCCCATTTCCCATAGCCCACATGAGAGAAGTCTATATCATTGACTGTAAATTGCTTGGACATGATCTTTACTGTGGGTGCTCTGAAAGGTATATCAACCGAATGTTTTGCCGTCGATAGCTTCAATTTCCCTTTAAATTTTGCAAAGTGGGTCATTTGATGAACATTCGAGTCACAAACCTTATAATATAGTTTCCATGGAATAGGGTCTTTGAGCGAAAAGAATGATGATGAGAAATAGTGGAGATCTATGTTGCACCTTATCGGAAAAGTCCATGACGCCTGTAATGATTCATTTTCGGTCATTCTCTTGTCATGGATCTCCACAATAACTGACCCTGTTGCGTTTATTGGTACTTGTTGCCTATATTCTATGACGCAATGGTCTATTTTCATACAGCTTCGATTCAGTCTTGCACTTAATTGAGTTGCTTTGGAAGGAAATTGCAATATGATTTCCGTTAGGTCATGAGATAACTGATATTCATCACGACGAGATTCTATGTAATTAAAGGCGTTTGGTGGGCAAACTACTTGTGAATCCATATATTTGAGTAAAGTAAATAGGTAAAGATATTAAGCAAGAAAGATTTAAGAAAATTGTAGTAGTGGGAGAAAATTGAAGTAGTGAGAGAAAAATTGATTTTGAAGATATGACAATATGAAGAAGATTGCGTTTCTTATATAGACTCACAATTGGATATGGATAATTATGTTAGTGAATAATGATATAATTTAATAGGTAATTTAAGATATGTGATAAATTAAGTTTGATAATGGCATATGTGTAAATATAGGCTTGTACCCCGATTGCTCTGGCTTCAAAACTCTATATGAATTGGGGTAATGGGGTACAATATATAGTATAAGTTCTTTAGGGTTTAAATAGACACGTGGCGGCCATCCGTTATAATATT